TATATAAGGCTTAACACATGGCGCATAACACACAGACCACGGATAACTTTCTTAGTGGTGATAGTAATTATCAAGAACAGTTTAATCTATGGCAGGAAGTTAGAGCCGCGATTGCTGGTAAATATAAAGTATTACAAATAATCACCTGTTTACCTGGGCCACAATATAAGCAATACCCAATATTCGGTACTGATGCACAGATTCAACAGGCACATGCTTGTAATGCTGCTAATGCTTTACGTGTTCAATCATACTGGTCGCGCGGTCGATTCTTTAACGCTACAGGTCGCACACATGAATCACTGGGCGGCATGGTGTGGAGTAAAGAGCCGGAAGTTGAGTTGGCACCAAAGCTTGAATACTTAGAAGTTAATGCAGACGGTGCAGGTAGTGGGTTGCGTGAAGTTGCACAAGCTACAGTTGACGAGGTTGGCTCGATAGGCCGGTACGGTATCTTAGTTGACATGCCATCTAATGAGCAGCGCTTAACTCAAGCTCAAATGCAAATGCCAGAAAATGCACCTCGTTTTATTCAATACAAAGCTGAGCAAATATTACCGCCTAGAGTGTCAGGTAATTCACAAGCAGTTGATGAAATTAAACTAATTGAAATAACTAGTGTTCAGAAAAATGAATGGGAGTGGGAAGACGTCAAGCAGTTGCGCAGGCTGATTATGATTGACGGTGTTTATCACAATCAATTGTGGACAGAGAAAAAGGAGCTTATTAGTGACGTGATTCCGTTTGCGAATGGCGCACCGCTAAAAGAAATCCCTTTTCAATTCTTTGGTGCTGACAATAACTCGCCTGAGTATTCAAAGATTCCATTGTATGATTTAGCTAATGCTAACTTGGGTCACTTTGTATTAGATTGTGATAACCGCGATAACTTACATTTTCACGGTCAAGGCATGACTAACGTATTTACTGATATGACTACGGAAGAGTTTGCAGAGTCGAACCCTAATGGTTTAGATGTTGGCGCTAAAGGTCGCAACCTATTTAATGCAGGTGATAAGGTAGAGCTATTACAACTAGAAGCTACAGGCGCTATCCCTGCTGAAATGGAACGTGACCAGCAAAGAATGGTTATGCTAGGCGCCCAATTAGTTACTGATAACACGTCAAATGAAACTGCAACAGCTAAACGCATAGATTCGAACGCTTCAACATCAGTACTTAAGCGTATATCATTTAATGTAACATCAGGTTTAGAGCAATGCTTAGAATGGGCGGCTTTATTCTTGGGTGAGTCGAAAGAATCAACGTACAAGCTTAATACTGACTTTGTTACTGATGATATGACACCAGAAATGATTACTAAGCAAATGGAAATGGTTCAGGGTGGCGTGTTACCTAAAGCTACACTGTATGAAACTGCTCGTAAGGTTGGGTTCACTAAGGCTGATGATGAAACGTTAGCGGCTGAAGCTGAAAAGGATAGCGCAGAGATTGTCGGCATGACTGAGCAGCAAGCGGTAGCACAAGCAGCAAATGAGGCCGAATAATGCCTAACGAGATATTAACAACCGTTTATAGTCAACATACGGTTTGGCTCCAGCGTATCGGTGCAACTCAAGGTAATGCGGTTGTGCCATATCTTCAGTTAATCGAGGAAGATGTTCAGCGCATATTTAACCGCTATCGTGATAGAGCTAAAACAGCAGCTAACCAGGTGGCAATACAAGAGGCTATCAACGAAGCTTCTCGCGGTCATTTGCAGGATTACATTAACGAACTTAAGAAGTCTAATCGTGAAATAGGAACTAATGAGGCTGAGTTTGCGGCTGATACTCTTAATAAGATAGTTATCAATGATGACTTTGAATCTATCGTGCCTAGTGCTGCACAGGTTAACGCTATCGCTATTGCTACACCTATAAAACTTAGTGAATCATCATATACGACTTATAATTCTATGATGTCAAACTATTGGCGTAAGTGGACTGATGAGATTGACGCGCTGGTGCAGAATGGCTTTGTTACAGGTCAAAGTATTGACGAAATAGCTAACAATGTATTTAGCCAGATGCGATTGGAAAAGAGCACTACCAGCAAAAACACATTAAGTCGTGCGCGTAGGTCGGCTAAGTCTGTCGCCATTACTGGAACGAATCACTATGCTAATACAGCCAGGATAGAATTTGTTGATCAAAACGATGACATACTAAAAGGCTATCGACTGATTGCTGTTGTTGATTCCCGTACATCACAAAAGTGTCGAGGATTAGACCAGAAATTCATCAAGAAGGATGACCCTAAGCTATCAAGCTTTACGCCTCCTTTGCATATTAATTGCCGTACTGCATTAGTGTATGAGGTTGATGAAAGGTTTAAGCTAGATGATAAAGATACTAAACGTGCATCATCATTTGAAGTCGATGGAAAGCGCGACCCAAAACCAGTTAGCAGTGAGGGCATATACTATTCGAAGATGAAAGCATTAAAGGCTAGTGATCAAGACGCGATACTTGGCCCTACAATGGGCCGCGCATTCCGTAAACTAAACAGCCCGAGAGAGTTTGCTGACGCTACAATTGACTCACTTGGTAACCCTCTTTCTATAGCTGATATGAAGAAAAAAGACGATGAGCTTGGAAGAATATTAAGGGCACAAGATAAACCGTGATATAATTAATTGTGCCTAGGGAATGCAACCCGAAAACCAGAACTCAGACTGGCTGGCACTACTCTTCAATCTGAGAAATATACTGAGGTATTATATGCAAAACCAATTCAAAGAAGTTCCCGCAACAAGTCAATCCCTATCAAGAAGAAGATTAATATTAGGTGTTGGCACAAATGACGCTGACTACCTAACTCAAACAACGGTAAATAACAAAAAGGTAATGTGTCCGTATTATGCAAAATGGAGAGGCATGCTTTCTAGGTGTTATTCTGAAATAAATATTGAAAAATATCCTAGCTATAGCGACTGCACTGTTTGTGAGGAATGGTTGTTATTCTCAGTATTCAGGCAATGGATGAAAGAGCAAGAGTGGAAAGGAAAGCATTTAGATAAAGATATATTAACGCAAGGCAATAAGGTTTACTCTGCTGATACTTGTATATTCGTTTCATGCGAAGTTAATTTACTATTGTTAGACAGGGGCGGTGACAGGGGTGAGTTTCCTCAGGGTGTCGTATACCACAAGAAAACGGGAAAGTATCAATCGCAATGCAAGGTTAACGGTAAAAACAAGTATTTGGGTTTATTTAATACAACAAAGGATGCACACATAGAATACAAAAAAGCTAAGTATAAAGAGATTAAGCGTGTTGCAATGACTGTTGATGGTCGTTTGCGTGACGCATTGTTAGCTTATATAATAACCGAATAACGAAAACTAACGAGTCTGAGACTCAAATAATATCCTTGGAGGATAAGAAGATGGCTATTGATTACACTCAAGTTGAAGGGTTAACACCTGAAATGATTACAGCATTAACGGGCTTACATGATGCTGATGTTAGTGCGCTAGTAACCAACCGAGACAATATTAAAAATGAAAAGATTGGTGTCCAGGAAAAATTAACAGCTGCTGAGCAAATAGCTGAAGACGCAAGAGCAGCGGCAGTAATCGCCAAAGAACAAGCCCTTAAGTCAGCCAACGATATGGATGGTCTAAAAACCCATTACGAAGAACAGTTAGCAACCGCAACCGCAACAGCTAACGAACTAACAAAAACAGCACAAGATGCGCTGCAATCAAGAGATTATGGAACGTCAGAAAGCAGTCTTTTAGGTATGTTTCATAACGACCATAAAGAGGTTGGAGAGGCTTTGTTGTCAAAAGGACTAAAAATTGGTTATAATAGCGAACAACAACCAGTAACCACTTTTGAATATGGTGGTGAAGTGGTTGCTACGGGTATAGATGAAATTAAAAGCTGGGCTGGCAATTCTTCTGTATTCAAACAATATTTAAACGGTGTTGATTCCAGTGGAGCAGACACAACGCAGTCAAGAAGTAGTGCTTCTAATGACGGTAATACAGTTCAATCTAAACTTGCCCAACGCTTGAAACAAGCAGGGCTTTAATTAAAACTTTTAAGGAATCAACATGCCTTTAGCAAATATGCAAGTGTATGACACAGAGATCTACACGACTACTATCGAACTTCTAGGTCAAAAACTAGAAGCTTTTAACGCTGCATCTGGTGGTGCAATCGTATTAAACACTACTGCATGGCGCGGTAACTACACTAAAGAAGCGTTCTTTCAATCTATTGCTGGCGCACAACGTCGTGTTGATCGAAATGCTGCAATTGCCGTTCAAGCTCCAACTGAATTATCTCAGGGTGAATTTGTAGGCGTTAAAGTTGCTGGTGGTTTTGGTCCAATCATTTTTGAGCCTGGACAGTTAACTTACTTACAAGAAAACCCAGAGTCTGCAATTATGGCAATCTCTGAAGGATTCTCAGATGCGCTATTAGCCGATCAACTTAACACTGCTGTCGGTGCTGCTGTTGCAGCCGTAGAAAATGTTGCCGCATTAGTTAACGATGTATCTGCATCTGCTGGATTGTCTCAACAAGCGCTTAATGCTGGTCATTATAAGTTTGGTGATATGTCAGGCATGATCATCGCTGATATTATGCACTCTAGCGGTTCAGAGTCATTGATTGATAAAGCGCTAGCTAACGGTGAGCGCTTATTCGTATCATCTAATGTTACTGTTGTTTCAATCCTTGGTAAAATCATGGTTGTTTCTGACATCCCTGCATTGTTTGTTGCTGGTGCTCCGAATAAGACTAAGGTTTTATCTGTTACTGCTGGCGGCGTTATCGTTAGTAACTCAAGCGATATCATTGCGAACATGGATACCACCAACGGTAACACTCGCATTGAAACTACTTGGCAAGCAGATTACACCTTTGGTTTGCAACTTAAAGGTTATGCTTGGGATGTTGCTAACGGCGGCGCTTCTCCATTAGATGCTGAGTTATTTACCGGCACTAACTGGGATATTGCAGTGACAAGCAACAAGCATACTCTTGGTACGTTAACGGTAGCTGATGCCGACTTATAGGTGATTTATGTCTACAGTCTATTTAAAGCATCCAGTTAGCAAGGATGAAAAGGCTAAACATAAAGCTAAAGGTGATAAAATCTTAGATATTAGATTTAAGCCTGAAAGTGAAAAGCCTAAGCGCAAGGCGAAAGCCAAGCAAGAAGATTAAATAAAAAGCCTCTTATTCAAGGGGCTTTTTTATATCTATAGATTAATGCTATAATGTCCTAGTCGCTTGAGGGAGCGGCACTTGACTAGCTAGTCATTCAATAACATCCCTCGCAATACTCCCTCGTATTTATAGCCTCCCTCATGGATTTAGAGGGATAGCTATGCGCCCAATGAACACAATACTCGCCGATATAGTTTTAGCTGTAGGCGGCACAGTAACCGACCCAAACAACCGCAATCAACTTTTAGCCGATTGGCTATTAGCGCTTTAATGCACCCTAACTACTCAGGAGAAATAGCATGAGTATTCGTAATGAATTACTAGAAAATATACTTGCAGCAACCACAGGTGGCGGCTCCGGCACTGGTCAAGGCTTCATAGATTACAACGACACATCAACAACAACCACCCCGTTAGTACTGTCATCAGATGTATGGACGACAATTCCCAACGATGGGTTGGGCGCGTTCTCTAACGACACATACAAACCCACTGGTGTTACAGATTTAATGAATGTCGCTAATGGAGCTATTGACCCGACAGAGCTGTCATTAGGTGATACCATGCTGATTCGTAATGATTTTGAGGTAACACCAGGAACAAACAACACTCTACTAGAGTTTAGGTACACATTAGGCACAGGCGGCGGCGCTTATACACTGCAAAAAATAATGGGTAGACTAGATAGTGGCTCAGGAATTCCTTATAGATTCTCGCTAGCAGCCGATTTAATTTACCTAGGTGATTTAAACACTAGAGACAACCCAATTGCATTACAGGTTAGATTATCAGCTAGCGGTACGTTAATTAACGCAGGTTCAGCAATACAGGTATTAAAACGATGAGTATTATTATTTATATAGACCAACAGGCCAACGCTATATTCGTTGAAGATGCGAACGGCGTTCAGTTCCTTAACTCTTTGCAAGCTATCCTAGTTAATCCGATAGATACGTTTTTGAGTGTGAAAGATTTAGCTAGGGATATTGATATATTCACAGCTATACCTTTTGCTGAATTTGTCGATCAAAGTCTAATGCCTTACGGGGTGGATGCTCCATCAACTGTTAATGCGTTAAATTCATTATTCACTGGTTCTGGATTAGATGTGCCACCCGTTATAAATAGCCCTTTAGCTATCAATACTACGGAAAATGCGGCCATTAATTACGAGTTAACCGCTGTTGGCGGCGTTGGTTATGAATGGGAAAACTTACCAGCCGGAATTGTAACGGTCGAGGGTAATACGCGCAAACTAGTAGGTTCTATTGCTGCCGATGGCGTTTACACTCCAACAATGAAGGCTGTTAACTATTTTGGTAGCGATACGGAAACATTAACAATTACAGTATCAAACCCTCCGTACTTAAATACCAAGTCGATTAACTTCAATAACAACGATTACATGAGTGCTACAGCATCAACCAGCAACCCAATGTACAGACCATCTAATGGTTCGGGTACTTCTGATGCTTGGACTATTTCATTGTGGTTTAAAGCTGGTACGTCATCAGATAGTGAACAGACAATTATAATGTTTGGTGGCTCAGACCAAAACAACGAGGGGCGCGTGCAAGTTTGGTATGATGGTAGTAATAACGATAAGCACATTAGATTACGCTACGGTACAAACAATAACTATCTAGAGTTTGAAACACCTAACAACGGCATCGTGCAAGGCGTGTGGAATAACATCGTATTAACTTATGATGGCGGCACAACAGGCCAAAGCCAAGCACAACTAAATGATTATTACAGCCGCTTTGATATATTCATAAACGGAGTTAGTCAGACTTTAAATAAAGACCATAACAATGATGGTTGGTCGGGCAGTGTTAAAGCTGAGTATTTCAGGATAGGAAGAAACGGAACTACCAGTAACTATCTTAGAAATAACTGTGTTGTTGATGAGGTTGCTATCTGGTCAAGCGACCAAACAGCTAACATTGCAGATATATATAACGGCGGTGTTACACATGATTTAGCATCGCTAACTACTGCGCCCGATAACTGGTGGCGTATGGGTGATGGTGATACATTCCCTGCTATATCTGACAACATAAGCACGTTAGATTTTACTATGTTCAATATGACTGTAGGGGATATAGTGAACGACACACCATAATAACAGAACATTAATTAAGGGGCGTATGTGAATACAGCCCCTATTTTTTAGCTTCTCTCGTTAATTTCAAGTATTGATATTCTCTCTTGAGCGACTCTGCGGCCTTTCTTTAGCATCTTCTCTATTAACTTATTGCTTGAAGATGTAATAACATCAAAGAAAGACGGTTTCACAAACTCCATTTCAGTAATAACTCTACCCTTGTTTTTGATTGAAATATAACAATGAGTATTGCAAACTCTTCCGTCATTCCATACTTTGTATGTATAACTCATCACTCACTCCTATTTTTTATTGGTTAGCTTCTATTATTGCAAGTAGTATCGCTTTATTAGGGTTACTACTTGTTGCTTCTATTCTTCCAATGTTCGCCCAATACATTTTTGGGTATTTGCCTCTTGAGATGTCGACCTTATCGCGCTCCTTAGTTAATTGTATTTCAACGTCATACTTAACCATTAACTGGTGATTTAAAGCATCGTCGGTTAAAGGGTTGTAATCAAGATAACCAACAACCTTTCCACGTTTAGTTAATTCACAACGAAAGTATCTACCGCTATCATCGAAAACATAATCCTCAATCTCAGCTATACGCTTACACAATTGTAAATCAGTTAATTCATTCATAACTCACTCCTTATTATATTCATGAAAATAATTAATCTCGGTCAACTCAACAGCCTTTGCTGGCATTGTTAATATAGACACGACTATGGCCAATATAGAGCATATAACTACTTTATGTATTCGCTTCATAACTCTTCTCCTTTCAATGATTTAATATAACTCTTAACCTTTACCCATTCTTCATCAGTTAGGTAAGCCTCTCGCTTACTCCTGCCTTGCAATAACTGATTAGCCCGATACTCTTTAACTCTTTCAGTGCTTGTTTGCTTCATCTGACACCTCTTGTTCAAGTTTAACTATGTAATCAAAAACTGTTTTTAAAAATGCAGCATCCAATCTCTGTTTGTCTTCAATTTCTTCAACCGATATAGATAGTTTTCTAGTGCTTATACTTTTCTGCAACTCATCAAGGCCTTGGATATTTTGTAGGTGCCTGCCCTTGGTCATTGATGCTGCAATACGTATCAATCTGCTTTTTAACTCACTCATTACTACCACCCCTTTGATTCAAGCTTAGTGTGATTAAACTCTAGGTATTTAAAATAAGGTTGATCGGATATCGTTTTACTTGGCTCTAAATCACCCTCTGGATTACACTTTACACAATTAGTTATGCTTGTAGGTTGGCCCATGCATCCGCATTCATGCCCACTGCAGCAGCCATCTATTATATACCTATCATTTTCACAGTGTTCGCAGTTACTATTCATATTGCTTATTCTCTATCGTTATTGATTCATGTAACTATACACTAGATTACATGTAACGCAACACTATTATTAAATTAATATTGAAAGTGCTATAATCATTCTATTAAACAAATAGAGGTTAAGCGCATGGCGTTAATCGTAGAAGATGGCACAGTAGTAGCAGGCGCAGATAGTTTTTCATCATTGATAGATGCTAGAGCATTGGCTGTTAACTATGGCTTAACATTGCCAGTAGATGATACTGAGGCGGAAGTTAAATTACGCCAAGGGTATTTAAACTTATTGCAACGTGAGCGCACATTACAAGGTTCGCGTATCAGTGCAGTGCAGACGGGTATTTATCCACGCTCTAGCGTGCTTAATAACTGTTTTCCTGTTGATTCTGATGTAATCCCTAACGAGGTTAAGTTAGCTCAGATATACGCTAGTGACGCTATCAACTCAGGCGCGGAAACTAACGGTGTACAAACGGGCGAGCGATTAAAGTCTTTTAACGTTGCGCAAACAACTTACTCTGAGACTTATCAAGATGGTTCTCGTCAATCAACCAACCCAAGCATACAAGGCGTTTACAACTCACTTTACCCGCTAACTAAAGCAGGGTTTCAAGCTTCACCATGCGGTGCTGGTGGCGGCTTAAGTCGTGATAATATGGGTTACTTATAATGGGCAGCGCTAATATACAGGCTAAGATTAAAAAGGGTTTAGCTAAAGCAATCAATAAAACTGGCTCAACTAATAGCGAATTGGTTTACCTTGTGCAAGAAACTAACACGGGCGGCAATACTCCAATTGACCCGCCTGTAATCTCGACTAATGATGTGTTACTAGTTAATGCTATCTTCAAGAATTACGACCAAAGTTTAATTGGTGGAAATATTCAAGCAGGTGATAGGCAGCTAGTTTGTGATAACACTGTAGTAATTAAAGTCGGTGATACTATCAAGCAAGGCACGACTAATTACATCGTTATTGATTTAGGCCAAGCTGCGCCGACAAGTGATGTACTTGTTTACATGCCACAAGTGAGGGTGCAGTAATGCCGTTGATTGGTCGTGTAGAATTAGATTTAGCGATTGATGAGTTAGTCA